GAGAACAAGTTTTTCAACGCGGCATGCTATCAATGATAACAACCGGAAGAAGAACTGACATTTTAGAGCGTAAAGCAGCAAAAGGTTCTGGTAGAGCAACTAAAAAATTAGCTACGGCTCAAGAACAGGTTAGAAGACTAGCAGGAATGAATAATCCAGCTATGTTACAAGGTAAATCTACAGTTCAAGTAGCTGCTGGCATGCGTAACGCTCCTATTGGATCAGCTATGCAAGCAATGTCTCCTTCTCAAAGATTAGCTGCTGCCAGAGCTGCAGGTCCCACGGCAACAATGTCGCCAATGGCTACAGCATTATCAGGTGGGAACAAGGTTGGACTTACTGGAAACTTAATGGCTTCCGCTGGAGCCACTCAGGGTTCTAGATTTGTTCAAGGCTACTTTAGAGGAGCTCTTGGCCAAATGGACGCCGGTGGCTTAACTGACGACGCAATGAGAGGAGCATCAAAAGCTGTATCCCATATACAGACAGCAATAAAAGCAGCTGGAATACAGGGGCCGTTTGATGAAAGGGTTCTCAAGGGAAGTGTTGTAAAGAACTTAGGAGGATTTACAAATGCTCTTAAGGTTGCAACAAAATCAAAAGAAGGCGCAATGGTTCTTGGAGGTAGAGCTGGAATAATGGCAGTTCCTGGATTAAATCTCTTGGCTACAGCCTCTTTAGTTTACGATCTTGGTAAGATGGGTGGAGAATTAGTTAAAAGTGGCGTTAATCTAGCCCGCGATGCTGTAAAATCTATGAAAGGCTCTATCGATAAACCAATGTTTGGCATGGGCTATAAGGATAATGAAGTAGCTGCTACTTCTAGATCTAGAGGTGTTATGGCTATTCAAAACTCAAGACTAAATGCAAGAAGCATGCTGGGTTCAGAGGGCTCTATGATGGCAGCACATTTTGGATAATTATGAGTTTATTAGATACAGCTAAAGATTTTAGAAAAAAAATAGAAAAACTTCCTAGAGAAGATATTCTTGAAATCTTGCGCATGCAAGATCCGGAAATCATTAAACAGATAAATAGAATTGAATGGGTTTTTGAAAATAAACTTCAACACCTAAGCTGGAAAGATGGAACTCCGGTTTCTTCAAGGCCATTGACTAATTATGAATTATCTTTATTGGTAGATGAACCATTTGAACTTAGTAAAGAACTATTGTCAATGGGAATTACTGGAGAACAACAAAGGCAAGTTCATTTAGCAAAAGATACTTGTGTCTGGGGAAAAAATTTTCTTGGAGCTGAAACAAGAGTTTATCAAACTCTTATTTTACGTGACCCAGCGCTAAGAAAAGTATTAAGAGCTGGTCGTCGTCTTGGTAAAACCTTTAGTATGGCCCTTTATCTTATTCATTACAGCTATACCCATAAAGACGGAAGATGTCTTGTTATTGCGCCTATGAAAACTCAGGTAGAACTAATCTATCAGGAAATTTTAAGATTAGCCTCTAAAAATGAAATAGTTATGAATTCAATAACTAGAAAAATTACATCTCCACAATTCATGATTCAGTTTTCAAATGGATCAACAATTAGATTCTTTACATCAGGCATGAGATCTGGTGGAAAGTCAGACGTAGCTAGAGGTCAAGAAGCGCATGTTATTGTTCTTGACGAAATGGACTACATGCATGCAGATGACTTGGACGCCCTTTACGCAATGCTCCAAAAGACAGCAGAAGATCAACCAGACAAAGTTCTCATCGGCGCTTCTACTCCAACTGGTAGAAGAGAAAGATTTTGGGAATGGTGTACATCAAATACAAGATTTAAAGAGTTTTGGTTTCCTTCTTATTGCAATCCATTCTTTAGTAAAGATCAAGAAGAAGAATTCAGAGAGGAATATTCTGAATCTGGATATAGGCATGAAATAGAAGCTGATTGGGGCGAAGACGCAGAAGGTGTCTATCCAAGAAAATATGTTGATAAAGCATTTGTTGATCCAGGTTGGAATTATGACGCTGAAATAACTTCAGCTAGAAACTTCTACACGATTGGCGTTGACTGGGATAAATACGGCGCAGGTACAAATATAATAGTTTTAGAAATGTGTAATGAAAACTATGAGGATCAAAAATTTGCTGGCAAAGCAAGAGTTTGTTATAGAGAAGAAATTCCAAAATCTGAATTTACACTAACAAAAGGCGTAAATAGAATAGTTGAATTAAATGAGATTTTTCAGCCTAAACATATTTACGTAGACAGAGGTTTTGGTGAAGTACAAGTTGAGCTCCTTCATAAATATGGCGTAGAAAATCCCTCCTCTAAATTAAGAGAAAGAGTTAAGGGTATTAGCTTTGGTGAAAATGTAGAAGTAAGAGACCCTTATACAAAACTACCAATTAAAAAAGAAATTAAACCATATATGGTTGACAACCTAAGGCAATATTTAGAAAAGGAAGCAATTGTATTTTCTGCCGCAGATGAAGAGTTGTATATTCAATTAATTTCTTATGTCGTAGTTAAAACAACTTCTACTGGAAGACCAGTTTTTGAGGCCGGCGGATCAGCCGTCGACCACGCGCACGACGCACTTATTTTAGCCTTATTAGCCATTACTGAAAACTATGGAGCACTTCATAAAATGAATTTTGCGTCAAAAGCTGGAACATTTTCAAACACTTTCTTTATGCCAAAAAAAATTGATGAAGAAGATGGAGAAGAAAAATCTGCTGTCATTAACAGGGACACCCTTAAGTCGACTAGTGCTACAACCGGAAGAAGAAAAATGAGAAGATCTAATATAAGTAAATCTGTAACGAGAAAGATGTTCTAACATGAGTATTAATAACACAGAACAGTATCAAGCAGCTAGTTCTAGAATATTTAATGACTATTCTGTTTCCGAAGGGTCAAGTAACTCTTTAAAAGAAGAACAGCAAATAAGAAGAACAGAAGAAAAATATAATGACCTTGGCAATTACTCTTCTTACTCTTGGAGTAAACCATATAAGGTTCCACTAAACGTAGTTAGGTCAAAGGTAAACAAAGTTTACTCAAGTATGGAAATGCTTTTAGACGAACTAGAAATCGCGCTAGATAAAGTCTACCTAAACCCTTATTTAGACGCAGATATCGAAGAATGTCATTTTCATTTATGGGAAGAACTAAGAAAAAATAATGAAGCACTATTTCTACCTCCATTGCAAGATGGAATGGTTTACGCAGGTGGATCTCCTTTTTTTGACGAAACAACAGGTGAGTACAAAGAGTCTGAATTGATAAAAATTCCAGACTATATTTCATTTAGACAATACTTATATGCAGAAGAACACGGATGTAGGGGGTGTAGAAAATTTGTAAAAGAATATGACAGGTTGATATCTCATTCTGTTTTTGTTCATTTATTTGACTTTAGATATTATACAAAGCTTTTAATTCATGAAGCATCATGTATAAAGGAATCTTTATTATACGATTTTGGAGAGGATTATGAAGACGAATCACAACAACAAGCTGCAGCATTCTACTTTTCATGGGCAAAGATGGCAGAAAACCATTCGAGGCTCATTACCGAGAGCATCGGCAAACAGGCAGATTCAATCCCCACTTCCGAAGTGGATAATATCTCAAAAAAACAAGCAGCTCAATTCCAAGCGTTTTTTTCGATTCGAGTAGCTTCATATACTGAAGCAGTTGATAATCTTTTATTTTCTTTGAAGAAAGACCTTGAAGATACATGTGAGATTTTTTATAAAAGATTTGTTGCACCTGCGTTAAGATTTAAAACAAAAGTTGCAGCACCTCTTGAGCTTGATTTATTAACAACATCTTTAGGAACAACTGCTCCTATTCTTTCCGAAGAGGTAATTACAGCAGTTAATGCATTCAAGGGAAACTTTGGCTCAATACTAACAGACATGGTTCAAAGAAGAAATAACATACAATCAAAGTTTGATAAATTGTTAAGTTTAAATTTACAAAGAAAAAAATATATATCTTATATAGACTCTCTTGCAACAAAAGCTAGCTCAAGGCCAAAAATAATTTTAATCAAAGTTGAAGACAAAACATCTGAATTGATTAATAATGTCTTTATTGACAAAAGTAAAAGAAACAGTTTAAAATCTTCTCATGAAAATTTAGATGATCTTAATATCAATTCTCATCCTCAATATCTATTAAGAGGTGGTGGGGATATTTTTGGCGACATCAAAGTGGCAGAAGGTGTTACTATTGATGGAGTCGACTTGGACCAACACGCTCATACTGGATCAGATGGCACTGTTAAAATTAAATCTACAGATATCGACTACGATTCCGTTAGAGAAGAAACTGTACTTCTTGAAACCGAAGAAGGTAACTCCCTTGAAGTTTCAGTAGATTCTTTTATTAATACAATAAAACAAGGTGGAGCACCTGGCGTCGATGCTGTAATAGTCATGACTATACCTGATGAATTTAGAGATAGATATGAATTTGAAATTATGTATGTGGAGAATCAATAAACATGGCTTGGTTTAAACCTTTAAAGGAAACTTATGAGATTGGGATAACTGCTGTTTCTTCTGATTTCCTAAAAGTTCCAATGAAAAGAAAAGTATATTTTAATTATATTCCAAATGACATTGAAGCTGGCGAGCAAGTATACGTAAATTTAGATACTAAATTTGTTAATAAGTATATTAATTCTAATCTTGAATCTGTAACTGACGATTACTCGTACATAGTTGTTTACGAAGATTCTGCTGATGATTCGTTTTTTGTTCCAGTAAAAAGTAGAGCAGTTAATAATATTGTTTATTTCAATGTTGAAGAAAAAATTGAAAAAGACAAATTTTATACAAAACATTATTCAATTTATTATGGAGTAACAAATCTTAAGTTCTTAGAACAAATAACAATTGATGACGAAACATATTTTCAAAAGCTAGATACAGAAGTAATCATTCAAATAGAAGGCACATTTCTTGACCTAGCGTCTGATAATATTCAAGAGTACAGTTATGACGCAACAGAAACTTCTTTAAAAGAATATAAATTAGCATTATATAACAATGGGTTAGACTGGATTGATGGAAGGTCGCAAGTTATTGGAGCTAAAGCATTTGGTTCTTTTGATGGTCCTAAATTTAGAATTATAGGAAAAAAAGGACCCAACTATGGAAAATTCAGAATAAGAATTTTTTCTTATTATGACAATAATTCTATATCAAAAAATTTAGCACTAGATTGGACAACTGTTGATTGCCACGCAAGTGTTGAATCTTCTAATGAAATTTTGTACTCAAACACAACATTAGAATATTCTAAATATATATTTGAATTAGAAGTTTTATCAGACAAAAACGTAATGTCTTCAAGTAATGCAGTAGAGATAACAAAGTATCAATTTTTTCCAGATTATAAGCTAACATATGATGTAGAAGAAGTTAATCCTAATATTTCTTTTGTAAAAATAGGCGGAATAAGATAATGGCAGAAATAAAACAAACTTTAACTAATTTAAATCCACGGAACTGAATATTTATTAACGGTTAGGGCAAAGGATCCAGACACAAACGTTCTATCTCAATTTACTGAGACCATTAGGTTTACTGCACCTGGAGATTCAACAATTCCAGGAGCACTTCAAAATCTTGAAATGTTTGCTTCATTCCAAAATGTCCTTTTTGTTTTTGATAATGGAACTGATAACGACTTGGCAGTGTACGAATATGAGCTATATGAGGAAGATGACATAGTCAATCCAAATACTGCGCCATATGCACTTCAGTCAGGGGCTACTGCATTGAAAGCTGGAGCAGGAAACTCTAGTGTATTTGCAGTTCCAGTTGAAGGCAGCTATATAGACGTTGAGAATGACAATGTTGTTGTTCAAAGAAACTTTTTTGGCAGAGTAAGAGCAAAAGACACTTCCGGCAACCCTGGTGCATGGACTGCTATTGTAAAAACAGATCCATCAACTCCTCTTATTGATAGTCAATATATTGTTAGTTTAACAGCAGATAAAATTAAAGCCGGCGAAATAGAAGCCGCAGAAATTGTTTTAGGTGGAGCAAATCCAAGTCAAACTATTATCAAATCTTTAACTTATGATACATCTTCTGGAATACAAGGTTGGTTTATTCGAGGAGATGGTCACTTTAGCCTAGGTGGTCCTAATGGAATAACTTATGACAATGAGACTATTGTCATTGGAGACGATGTTCAAGTTACTGCAAACTTAGCTGCAGATAGCATTTCTGTTCCTACTACTGGAACACCTAAGTTGAATATAAACTCTGGAATTGGCGGAGGAGTTGGGGGGATGACGCTTGGTGATCCAACCTATAATTATTGGTATTCAAATGGTAATTTTAGGGTTGGCGGTGCAAGTAATTACATGACCTGGAATGGATCCACCTTATCAGTTGTGGGTCAGATTACCGCATCTACAGGATCCATAGGTGGATGGAATATAAATTCCACTTTTATTAGATCTTCAAATAATCTAGTTACATTAAATTCAAACGGATTATTTGAAATAGGCACTGCATCAAACAACAAAGCTACAATTACTTCCGACGGAGACTTTACCGTTTACGGAACAGATGGGGTTACCAATGGGGTAACAAGAATGTATGGTGGATTCTTTAACGTTAAGATTGGCTCAGATCCTGGAGCAGATGCTGCAAACACTCAAATTACATTTCAAAACATAGGTTTTTTTAAACCTGGATCTCCTAATTATGGAATTTTTATTTCTGGAGGAAACAATGGAAATAATGCATTTATAGATGTTGGAGCCACAGGCATAACCGACAACGGTTCAGTATCATGCAATGGATGGTTTAGGTCTTCTGGGGTTACAGGTTGGTATAACCAAACTTATGGTGGCGGTATCTTTATGGAAGATAATACTT